ATTTCAGGATGATGTTGCAGGTATGACTGCTTCTCTAAGTATCGAAGTTCCAACACCACTTAATAATTGTATTACACCAATTACTCATTATGATGAAATAGTTACCAGACGCATGCCGTTATTAGAAGCTCCTATAGCTTTAGACTTTGATGGATTCCCTGATGGTCAAGATAACTTCTGGAAGTTCAACGAATACTCTTATACAGGCACTGCACCTTGGATTAATGCAGGAAACTCTGCCGATCCGGCTTGGGGAACCAAACGAAATTCTATAATACCAACAGTGAGTGGTCAATACAGATTAAACTTTCAATTGACTACTAAGTGGAATGAACCAGAAGATGGTAGTGGTCGCATTAAGTATGGTGTACGAGTACGTCATATTCCTTCTAATACTAATTATGATAAATTTATAAATGTTGCATGGCAGTCTGCAGAGACTCAAGTAGAAATCAATAAAGAATTTACATTAGACCTAGTAGCAGGCCAGGAATACTATTTCTATGTAGCAGAAAATTATGCAGCCGTTCCAACCGCTGATGTAGTTGGTTATCAATTAGCTGGTAGTAAAGTAATAATTAGTAAAGCCCAATGACAGTAGACCAAATGATAGGACGGCTAGATCAATTCGGACAACGTGCTACGGATCTGTCAGACATCTTAACACAAATAGGTAGTGAGATAACTACACAGATTAGATCGAGAGCACCACAAGACACGGGTGCACTTAAGGCTAGTATAGGATTTAGTGTAACTACAGACTCTCTTACTCTAGAGATGTTAAACTATGGTGTATTTCAAAACTATGGTGTAGATGGAACTGACGCATCACCAGCAAAGGGTGTAGAAAAAGGAGTATTCGGTCTACCAGCAGGCGCAAGATTCAAATTTAAATCAAAAACAATAGGTGGTTCACTACCATTTCCAGTAAGAAGATCGATCGCAGAGAGAGGTCTTAAACCCAAATCATTTTTTAGCATAGCCGAAATCAAAGACGAGGTTATACTAAGATTAGAAGAAGAACTAACACAAGCATTTTAATTATGGCAACATCACTATCACAAGCACCACAACTACCATTCGATCAAGCGTATGGTCCTAATCCTGTTACCTTAACTGGTATACCATTTGATCCTATTACAGGAGCTCTGACTGCGGACAAGTATGTTTTACAAATATGGCGTAATGGTCAATTAATAGCAGACCTTAGACAAACTCCAAATGCAGTAGGTAATGCCATCTTTGATATTCAGAATACTTTACAGAACTACGTAGCACCTTCACTTAATAATGTTGAAGAGGTTGGTTATATTGGACTGGATCTAATGAACTCTGCAAATGAATCCACGCCATATCAATTTAAAACAGGTTATGAATCAAACGGACTAGTTACAATTGACAATGAACCTGAACAGATCTATTTAGATTTTGGTGGTACTAAAAAGTACTACGAAACACCCTATATAGCAACGTCTACATTTATACCTACATTAACCTCTTTTGTAGGTACATGTACAAACATCTTAAAACAAGGACAACCGTTTACTGCAACGAAATCATATCGTTTAGGTGCTGATATTACTGATGGTAAACCCGCATGGTTAACCGATATTATGAAAGTCTATGATCATTATGTAACCCTAAATGATATGACTACTATAAGTTATTACAACTCTGTAAATGGAACTGGACCTGCACCTGCTAAATCTATAGATGCATTTGTATTCTGGCAATATAACGCCTCAACATTTCTCGGTGTTAATCAGTTATACAATCTAGTTGGAAATGGAGGAGGACCTAATGTAACAGTTGGACAAGGCTTAACACCAGCATACCCTACAAGAGCGATCACATGTGGAACTGGACCTAGGAACTTTCAAGATTTAGATTCACAAGCAACTCACTATTATGTAGCAACCGCACCTTATACTGGTGGCACATGTCCTAGTACGATCACTGGTTTAGCAGATGGTTCAATGCATTATGTACATCGTTTTAATATCATCGAAGAGGGTTGTAATGATTTCCCTACATATCAATTCTCATGGTTAAATGAGTATGGTTTTAGAGACTACTATTCATTCAGAAAACGTAAAGATAGAGGAGTTAAAATCAATAGAAATGAATACTTAAAAGAGGCGGCTAATTACAACGCGTCCTCTTATGCAGTTAATATATATGATAGAGGAACTACAGTTTTTTCTCAGACGTTACCAGAAGAGTTCTCAGCATTCACAGGATTTATATCTGACGCAGATGCTTTATACTTAGAAGGTCTATTTATTAGTGCTGATGTTAAAGTACGTTTTGACGATGCACCTGGAGCTGAGAGATACAAATGGGTTCCTGTAAGTTTATTAAGTACTTCATATGAAGAAAAGACTGTGAGAAAGAATCAACTATTCCAATACGATATTAAATTTAAATTAGCACACAACATAAAATCACAAAGAGGATAATATGATTCAATTAAAAGTATACGATACTCCTGCTAAAGAGACTCAACATTGGTTGGATCTTTATGACACGGAACCAATCAAACTAACCCTAAGTATAGAAGACATCACATCGACTGATGCCACTTCAACATTCTCTAAAGCATTTAAAGTACCTGGTACCAGAGCGAATGCAGAATTCTTTAAGAATTCATTTGATGTTGATGGTGTGTTATTCGATGTAACTATTAAAAAACCAGCAGAGATCTTAGTAGATGGAACTGAGTTTAAACAGGGTCACATTAGATTACAAAAAGTTTTCTTAAACACTGAACAAGATCGCTATGACTATGAGTTATTATTCTTAGGTGAAACCAGAGACTTCTCCAGTATTATTGGAGATAAAGGTCTTTGTCAATTAGCTATGCCTGATTTAGTAGGTGGTGTTAGAACAGACCCTGCAGTGGCAACCCCCATGACACCTCTCGCTGTTTCACAAAGTTGGACTGCATATCCACAAGCTTATAATCCTTCAACTGGTGTACCTTACACTCCTTCGATAACTCAAGGACTTCATGGTGGTAATATCATATACCCTCTAATAGATCATGGTAATACTTATGATGACGCTGGTCAATCTCTACAAGCTAAAATAGGAATAGAACCTACTCCAAGTCAAGGCAACCATAATTGGTTTACTAATACGCAGCACCCTATTACATTGGATAGATTCAAACCAATGATTCGTGCTAAAAGAATTATAGATCAAATCTTTGAAGATGCTGGTTATACTTACACTTCTGAATTCTTTGATAGCGATCTATTTCATCAAATTTATATCAGTGCTTTTGGTAATGAACCCAAAGTTGGATGGGACAGTGCGGATGCTTCTGAAGATAGTATTAATGTAGCTTATGGAGAGGATCTTACTCAAGTACAAGGTCTCGGACCACTAACTTTTGAGAATAATCAAATTGATGGTGGTAATAATTTAAGTTTAGGTAATTACATTAACTCACCATGGTCTGGTAATCCAGCAACTTTTTATGAGATATCAGCAGTTGGAGAATATAAATTCAGAGCATCTGCATGGTGGGAGGGTTATTGTCGACGATCAAACGGTGATCAATACCCTATTTTTGGTGTTTTAGAAATATGGAACATGACCACTAATCAACAGTTACATTTTGGTACTCCTGCTGGTGGTTATGGTAGTACGACGCAAACAGGTCTTTATACTGTTTCGACTACTAGTGGTGATATTAATGTAGGTGATAAAATTGCATTAATAATGGATACTAGTAGTGGTTGTATAGATTATGATTATGTTACTAATGTTAAATTCGAAGTACTTAGCGCGCCTGGACAATTCAATCCAGTTAGTATGCTTGATTGTCAATATAAACAAATAGATTTTATCAAAGACATCTTAACCTCTTTTAGATTAGTCTTAGCACCAAATCCTAGAGATCCTAAAGACTTTATAGTAGAACCTTGGCAAACTTATATTAACAGTGGAGATCTACATGATTGGTCTAAGAAATTAGTAGAAAACAAAGACGTTCAAATTGAACCAGTATTTTTTAGTCAATCAGACACCATACATTTTTCATTTCAACCTGGTGGAGATTACGTAAACATATACAACCAACAAGCGAAAACTCATCCTTGGGGTTATTTACCATTTACGAGTAGTAATGATTTACTAAAAGGTAATAGAGATGTGAAACTTATTGGTATATCACCCACGCCTCTTGCTGCAATTGAAAATGGAGATTACACATGGTCTCTTCCTCAATTACATACTCATAGTTCTGAAGATGCAGGATTAGAACACTTACCTATTAGACCTAAAACCAGAATGGTATTCTATAACGGTATGCAAAGTTGTGGACCAGTTGCAGATCCATGGGAGTGGTATTTTCTAAATAGCACAGGGAATGTTTCAGCAGAAAAATGGGATATTTACCCTCTAGTGTCTTCATATCAAGTTTGGCCTATTGTATCAGATACTCTAAATCTAAATTGGCAAAACGACATCAAGTATTTTATGGGTCCTAATACTGATCCTGTATATCAACAAGATGGTACAACGCTTTATGATAACTACTGGTCAAGATATATTCAATCTCTTTATGGTAAATACTCTCGTAGAGTTAATGCAACTTTTATTCTTAACAACATAGATCTTAATGAATTCTCATTTGATGATACTATATTTGTAAATGGTACTTATTACATACCTGAAAGAATTATAGATGTTGAGGTTGGTGCATACACAGAAGTTAAAGTTCAGTTGTTAACTGCAAATGATTTCAGACCTGCACTTAACTTATTACAAGATCTTATAATCAACAGTGCTACTGGTATCGGTAGTCCATGTGGTGGAGGTTTAGGAAGTATAGACGTAGACGTAGAAGGAACTGCACCATTTACTTGGTCTCTATCAAATGGAATGTCAGGAGCTGCAGTTACTGGAGCAAACCCTGGTCCACCTCCTTATACTTTCACTATTCAAAATATTCCTGTTGGTACTTACACTCTTACACTTGTAGATAGTTTAGGAAGAAACGCAGACATATCAGTTACAATACCACAATCCGTTGTGGCTCCTGTTACTTCTACTTTTAATGCTACTCCTGCATCTGATTGTGTAACATGTGACGGTGCAGTTAATGTAACACCTGTAGGTGGTATATCACCTTACACTATTCTATGGAATGACGGGAACACTTCCTTTTCTAGAACAGGTCTTTGTCCTGGTGTTGATTATAGTTATACAGTATTCGACTCATTAGGGTGTTCATATGAGAGCACACTAGTTCAGATTACTTGTGAAGGACCTCAAGTTAACGTATACAAATTCGGTAGAATCGGTGCAGAATGTAATACTATGATAGCAGAGTTTAAATACGTAGAGTTAATATCACCTCCTAGCATCTCAGATGTTTATACATTAGAAAGTATTGGCGGTGAACAAGTATACAATGGATGTTGGTCTTATATCGGAGTTGTTGGTGGTGTAGCAGATGCTCAATTAGGCCAAGCGTGGATTGATTGTGAAACATGTCAAGGTATAGTTACAAATCCTACGTCATGGAAAGTACAATCA